CCAGCGCTTCCGCTATCTGGTACACAACACGCTATCGCCCGAGATGCTGACGGTCGGTGACGTCGAGGTCTACGCCGACCACATCGGCGAAAGCCTGCGCGTGGCGTATGAGTGCATGTTGTGGGGCGAGGACGTCGGCGCGTTGACCGTGCAGAAGCCCGCCGGCTGGGTCGAGGCCGTCAAGGAGCGGTGGTTGCCGGAATGGATGCGCCGATGGTGGCCGGTCCGCTACGATACCGTCACGGCCGATGTCCACTGCCTCTATCCCGACTTCAAGCCGGCAATGCCCGACGAGCGCCATGCGATCACGGTGCATCGGCGCTACTGGGAGGACGAATGAACGGCGACGTCCGGCGCGTCATGGAACTCGCCGCGCTACTCGACTCCGCTGCGCGCCTGACGCAAGCCGAGCCGGGCGACTTGGCGCCGGCGTTCGATGCGTTTCTGGCCCGGCTCTCGAAGGTGAGCGGCAAGACGCGGGCGGAGCTTGACGGGATGGACACGGCTAGCCTACAGGCGCTGTTGGAACGTGTAGCGCACGGCGACGCATACGCGGACGCGCTAGACGTGGCGCGGGAGGCGTGGGAGCAAGTTGACGTGGACGGTGGCGATGTGGTAGAATAGGGGCGTAGAGGGCCGCGCCTTCGGGTCTGCCCGTACATCTTTCGGTCGCGCCACACGGCCCGCCGCTAGTCGGTGGGCCGTTTTGCGTGGGGCGATAGTGGACCTCCTCGACCGCTGGGCGAAGAACAGACTTGAGGCACGCGGCTACATCCGCGCGGGATACTCGCCCGCGCCGCTGTCGGTGCTGGGCCTCGGCATGATGGACTGGCCGGGCGATGACGATGGCGATCCCGAGTTGTACCTCAAGTACATGCGCACGTCGAACGTCGTGTTCGCGTGCGCGACCATGCGCGCCAACCTGCTCGCGGGCCTGCCGTTGAAGGCGTACAAGCTCGGGGCGGAGTCGCGCGGGCGTGTGCGGTCGGTGCGGGAGCCGCAGGATCGCTACGGGCTGCCGCCGCTGGTGCGCGTCAGCGATGCGCAGGACGTGACCGAGTTGGACGGCGGCGGGCTCGTTGACCTCCTGCGGCGCGTCAACCGATGGTGGACGCCGCGCCGTCTGGTCCACATGACCGAACTCAGCCTGTGCCTGAGTGGGCAGGCGTTCTGGCAACTGGACCGCGGCGAAAAGGGCACGAAGCCGCCGACCGACATCTACTACCTCAAGCACACGCGGCTCGCGCCGAAGAAGGACGCCACCAAGATCATCGGCGGCTGGACGCTTGACCCGCACACCAAGGGCGCGCAGGCGCTCGCGGCTGACGAGGTGGTGTGGGTGCGCTTCCCGGACCCGGCCGACCCGGACTATGGCGCGCTGCCACCACTGGCCGCCGCACGGCTTGGCGCCGACACGTACGCCGCGGCGATGAAGAGCAACTGGGCGATCTTCGCGAACGGACTGGCGCCGGGCGGCTTCGTGCTGCCGCCGGAGGGCCAGCAGTGGAACGAAGAGCAGTTGGACGAGGCGCAAGAGGCGTGGACGCGGAAGTTGCGCGGAGTCGAGAAGCGGCACCGCTGGCTGTTCATGCCGGAGCCGTACACGATCAAGGAAAACAGCCTGACGCCGAGGGACGCCGAGTTCCTGGGCGGGCTCGACTTCAGCGTCGAGGACGTAGCGCGGGCGTACGGCCTGCCGATCGAGTTGGTGGGCGGGTCGCGCCGCACGTACCAGAATCTCGAAAACGCGATGCGGGCCGTGTGGATGTTCACGTTGGAGCCCGAGGCGTCGATGCTCGCGGCGGAGTTGACTGAGCAGCTGGTGCCGATGTTCGGTGGCGAGGCCGACTTCGTGGCGTTCGACCTGTCCGACGTGACGGCGCTACAGGAGGACGAGGCGAAGCGGTGGGCGCGGGTGCGCGAGCAACTTGCGGCCGGGTCGCTCACGATCAACGAGTGGCGGGCGGGCGAGGGCCTTGACCCGGTGCCGTGGGGCGACGTGGCGTGGCTTCCGGCCGGGCAGCAGCCGATTGCGGACGGTGAGCCGCGGGCACCCACGGAGATGCCGCTAGTGCTCACGGCCGATGACCCACCGATGGCGACGCCGTTAGACGGCGCAGGGACCGGCGGCGAGGGGAGGGGCGCCCGCCTAGTGGGTGAGCCCGAAGCCGCTACGCCCGAGTTCGGCTCGCCCGAGCATGTGCGGATCATGCGCGAGTCGGAGGAGAAGCGCGACCCGCACGAGGCGGCGATAGCGGACGTGATGCGCGGGCTGTTCGAACGGCAGATGACGAGCCTGGTGGATCGCATGGAGGGCCGCCGCGCGCCGGCCCTTACGCTTGACGACCTGGCCCGCATGTTCGACCTGTCGCGGTGGATTCGGGAGTTCCGCACGGCGATCCGGCCGGTGCTGGGCGACATCATGGGCGACGCGGGCGGCGACCTGTTCATCCAGGCCAACGCGCCGGGCGTGTTCGATCCCGAGGCTCCGGCGGTGGTGCGGGCCATGATGCGGCAGTCGCAGACGTTCGCGCGCGAGGTCAACGAGGCGACGTGGAACGACCTACGCCGCACGCTCGGCGAGGGCATCGCGGAGGGGCGGGAAATCCGCGAGTTGACGGGCCGCGTGCGGGATCAGTTCACGCGATACGCGGCCGACGACGTGGACGGCAAGGTGAATCGCGCCGAGATGATCGCCCGCACCGAGACGGCCCGAGCGTGGGGCGCGGGCTCGTTCGAGGCAGCGAAGCAGTCGGGGGTGATTCGTGGCAGGCGGTGGGTCGCCGCGCTGGACGAGCGTACCCGCCCGGCGCACTTGGCGGCACACGGTCAGGAGGTGCCGCTTGACGGCAAGTTTGAGGTCGGAGGCGAGTCTGCGGACTTCCCTGCCGATCCGTCGTTGAGTGCTGGCAACTCCATCAACTGCCGGTGCGACGTGATCTACACGAAGATGGAAGCGCGGCCGGACGTGGTGATTGACGAGATCGCGTGGGATGACGTGATGCCGGGCGCCGGACTGGGCGCGTCTCCGGCGGCGGTGCGTGACACGGAGTAGACCATGCAATACCTACGTGCATACCGGGACCTGGACGCGGGCGACGACCTCGTGTTCGTGGCGTCGACGCCGGGCGTCAAGTCGGACGGGCTCGAAATCGACCAGGACCGTTGGGATCTGGAGCGATACAGTAGCAATCCCGTGTTCCTCTGGGCGCACGACTACGGCTCCATTCCGCTCGGGCGCGCGGAGGCGTGGGTCGAGGGCGGGCGGCTGAAGATGCGCGTGACCAAGTGGGCCGGCACCGACATGGCGCGCGACGTGGAGCAGGCGTACCGCGACGGCATCCTGAATGCGGTCAGCGTCGGATGGGAAGACGTGGACGAGGACGGCAAGCCGATCAGCAGGGGCCGCAAGGCCGCACGGCACGTCCTGTTCGACATATCGGCCGTCCCGGTGCCTGGGGACCCGAACGCGCTTATCGAGCGGCAGCGGCGCGCGTGGGGCGCTCTGGGGCACGAGCTACTGCGCATGGCGCAGACGGACACGGCAGAGGACGGCTTGCCCGTTGCCGAGGATGACGAGCAATTGCCGGGTAAGGACGACGGGGCGCACGAGCCGGAGGCGAACATGGAATCGGACGAGACTGGCGCGCGTGGCGAGGAGCCGTGGGCGGGCGTTGCGGCCGCGATGGTCGCGGTGTTCGACCGCGAGTCTGACGACCCGGACGAAGAGCGTCAGCGGGAGTATCGGGCACTGCTGCCGAAGTACCGGCGGCACGGATGCGAGCCGCCGGAGTTCGTGGCGGGCTCCGACTTGCGCGCACTGGGCGATACCGAGTGGCGCGACCTGTTTCTCGCGGGCGAGCTTGACGCGGCGGCCTGGGTGACCGGGCTGCGCGTGGGCGCGGTGCTGAACGCTCGCAACAAAAAGCTGCTACGCCAGGCGGCCGACAATATCTCGTCGGTCCTGGACAGCGCAGAGAAGCCGGACAAGGCCACCGAAAGGACGGCCGACGACGAGCCGGAGCAACGAGCGGCCGACGAGCCGGATGTTGGCGCGGATACCGCGACCGACCCGGATACCGAGCCCGGCGAGGGCACGCCGCCGCCTCTGGCCGAAACAACCGACCCGCTAGCCGAGCTTCGGCAGATGCGGGATCTGATCACGGAGGACCATGATGGCTGACAACACGACTGACCGCGAGGCTCTGATCCAGGAAATCGCGGAGAAGGTGAAGGCGACCAGCGGCGAGACGATGACCGCCGAGCAGGAGACGTGGGTGCGCGGCATCGTCAAGGCGGAGTTGGAGTCGGGCGGGCGCGGCTACCGGCCGCAGCCGACCGTCAAGGACGAGGACATGCTGCAGGGCACCGTGTACGGGCGCCTGGGCATGACCATCGGCGACGTCGAGATGGTGTACGACCTACTGAACGCCAGCGAGGGGAAGGTCCGGGGCGCGAGGGGCCCGAACGACGCCACGCGGCGGCTAGTGGAGACGGTGCGCGAGCAGCGCGCGTTGGACACGGCGGAGTCGGGCTTCGGCGACCAGCTCGTGCCGGACGCGATCTACGTGCCGGAGATTTGGGACTCGGCGCGCGAGAACTACAGCCGCATCGGCGGGCTGATCGAGTCGCGGACGATGCAGGGGCCGGTCGAGAAGCATCCGGTCCTGGCCTCGGTGCCGGACATGATCTACGTGGGCGAGACGGCGGACGCCATCAGCAGCGCGTCGGCGTACGGCACGCAGAAGCCGGGCAGCAACGAGGTCACGCTGACCGCCAAGAAGTTCATCGCCCACTACAACTACTCGGGCGAGATGGTCGAGGACTCGATCGTGCCGTTCGTGCCGCTGCTCCGCACGTCGGCGGGCATGGCGCAGGGCAAGCTGATGGACAAGCTTGCGCTGAACGGCGACACGACGAACGCGGGCACCGGCAACATCAACTTGGACGACGCGGACCCGACGGACACGAACTACTACCTCGCGGCCGACGGCATCCGGCACGCGGCGCTCGTGGACAACACGGGCAACGCGACGAACCACAGCGCCGCAGCACTGACGTGGGAGGCGATGGTGAAGCTCCCGACGTTGGCGCTCGACCGCACGTACGACACGCATTGGGGCCGCCCGGAGGACTCGAACAACTGGGTCTACGTGGTGACGCCGGAGTTGGACAACGACATCCTCGGTCTGTCCGAGGTCACGGACCAGATGGCGAACATGGGTCGGCAGCCGGAGTACACGTCGCTGAACGGCGAGCTTTGCCGGATCGCGGGCAACCCGGTCATCAGCACGATCGCGATGGGGCTGACCGAGGCGGACGGCAAGATCAGCGACACGGCGGGCAACAACACGCTCGGCCAGATCGTCGGCTTCAACCCGCTCGGGCTCATGTGGGGCGTCAAGCGGAACGTGACGTTCGAGATCGAGCGCGAGGCCCGATACGACATGTGGGCCATTGTGATGAGCACGCGCGTGGCGCTTGGGCGGTTCACGCCGACGGGCGCGGCTTCCGGCATCGAGTGGGCGACGGTGCTCTACAACATCGCCAACAACTAGGCGCGAGCCTGAGAGGAGTGTGACATGGCCACGCGCAAGGAAATCGCCTGGATCACCGACGAGGATTGCAAGCTTCAGGACAACGCGAAGCTGATCTTCGGTGACGGCGCGAACCGAGAGGCGGAAAGCCTCGGCGACATCTACGTCGCATGGGACGGCACCGACCTCGACGTAACGCAGGCGACGGCGAACAGCGCGATCAACTTCGGCGTTGACGGTGCCGGCATCGACATGAAGTGGTACGGCGACACAGCGTCGGCGTACATGCTGTGGGACCAGTCGGCCGACGCGCTCGTCTTCGCCGGGGCGGCGGGGATTCAGTTCGGCGGCACGGACGGGTTCGCGTTGGGTGACGACGTGATGCTGAAGTTCGGCGCGTCGGACGACGTGACCATCGACTGGAACGCGGCGGGCGGGTTGGACGTGTTGGCGGCTGCGGATAACAGCGTCATCACGTTTGGCACGGGCACCAAGTCGTTCGACCTCCAAATCTTCGGTGGTGACACCGACACCTCGATCTACTTCAACGCCGACGGCGGCTCGGGCAGCACGGGTGAGTGGTCGTTTGGCGCCGACGATCACGGTGTGGACGTGATCTTCTGCGGCGCGACGGCATCGAGCGCGGCGACGTGGGACGAGTCGGCGAACGAGATGGTGTTCGACGGCGCCGACCTGTGGCTGAAGGATAGCGATCAGTTGGAGTTCGGTGACGCATCCGACGTCGTGATGGCGTGGGACGGCACGGACTTCGACATCACGTCCGCAGCCGATGACAAGTGCTTCAAGTTCGGCAACGGCACCAACTCGTTTGACGTGTGGATGTACGGCAACACGGCGAACGCGTACCTCGAATGGGATGCCAGTGAAGACGCACTGGCGCTGCGCGGGCCGGCGAGGCCTGCCGGATTCAACGCCATCCCCGAGCGGTACGAGTTGGGCTGGGTTGCCGGAGCGATGGGCTTGGTCGGTCTCAACGCCGACGCCACGGCGGATACCCTTGAGCCGCGCTTCGAGCTACTCGGTACGAATGCCTCGGCGGACGACTGCACGTTCTACGCCGAGGGCGGACTCAAGTTCGAGACGGATGGCTCGAACCACGATCAGGTGATCCTGCTCCCGCATCTCGACGCGAGCCAGTCGGTTTGGACCGAGGTGACCTGGGGCACGGACAAGGAGACGGCGTGGGAGTGCGACATCACGACCGGCTCTGCGATCACCAACTCGATCATCTGGGCGGGCCTGAAGCTCACGAACACGAGCACGACGGCGACCGACAACACGCAGGCCTTCTTCCGCTACCAGAACGGGGTCAACGACGGCGAATGGCAGGCGGTATCGAGCATTGGCGGCAGCGACGACGAGCACGATACGAACGTCGCGGTTGCCACTGGCACCCGCTATCACCTGAAGATCGTCATCGCCTCGGACCGGACGGCGAAGTTCTACATCAACGGCGCTCTGGTCGAGACGAGCGCGGCGTTGGACGACACGACCGACCTGATCCCGTACATCGGGATTCAGACCGAGGGCGCGGACGAGGCGAAGCATCTGTACGTTCACGGCCAGGCGATCAGCCGGGTCATCGGATAGTGAAGCGGTACGCGCGGGCGGGCGGCAGGCGTTGGATTGAACTGCCCGCCCGCGCGACCGAATGGGAGCGCACGATGGACCTAGACGACATGAAGGCGAAGCGCACCGAGTATGACGAGAAGCTGCAAGAGGCTGTCGCGGAGTTTCAGCGATTGAAGGACGTGATCCTGCGACTGCAAGGCGCTCGGGCCGCGCTTGACGACATGATCGCGGCCGAAGAGGGAGACTGACATGGCGCAAAGCGCATATGTGACGATGGGCGGTCCGAAGTGCGTCACGAGCAAGGCGATCACCGAGGACCACACGGACACGACGGTCGTCGCCGCGGAGTTGCCGGCCGGCGCGTGGGTGCCGCCGTACGGTGTGACGGTGTACGTGGCGGAGGCATTCGCGGGTGGCACGCCGAAGTTGAACGTGGGCGACGACACGACGGCCGACGGCTTCGTCGACGAGGACGACATCACCGAGGCCACGCCGGGCTGCTACAGCGGCACGGCGGCGAACGCGGCCTACTCGGATACGGGCCGGTACTACAGCAGCGCCGACACGGTAGACGTGACGGTGAGTGCGGGCTTGACCGGCGGCACGGCATACGTGTTCGTGCAGTACTACGACTTCAGCGACCGCGACCTGGCCGCGAACTAGGGGGTGGCCGACATGGCA